GTCGGTTTTCCAAAGAGACCAAAGCCCGTCACTATTCCTGATGGCGGTTCCGTGCTAAACGGTTCCGCTGTTCTAATTGCCATCTTTCCTACTAAATCTTTCAATCTCATTACTCTTCCTCCTCTGGATCATCGTACTCATAATCATCATCTTCTACGCTATCTGCGAACTCTGGATTGCCTCCAGGAGCTTCTCCATCCTCTTCAGTGGTAATTTCTTCGTCTGTAGCTGTATCTAGCTGATTTTCGTCCTCTTCAGCTTCTTCTACTTCCTTGTGGTCAGCATCAATCACTCCACCATTATCTGGAAGCTCATTAGATGGTCCAGGAAGCATTGTGCTTTCATCCTGCTCTGTCTCTTCGCCTTTCAGATTCTGTTCGTAGTCCGGATCAAACACGCTTCGCTGACCACCTTCGTTGATATATCTGAGCACGTACCTGTTCAGTTCTTCATCCCATACCAGATTCATACCCGTATCCTTCTTACTGCTCATAGAATCACTAACCGGAACAGAAATCGTTACTTTGTGCTTAATCGCTGGCTTATTAACTTCTACGGAACCTCCCTCTCCATTTGGCACCCAGTCCTGCTTCATCTGCAAATCTACTTTCAAAGTGATGCTACCTTCATCCGAGTTGTTCTTCTCCATGCTCGCGAACAATCTCTGCATCAGCAAATTAAAATTCTCTCTGGCCGTGGTAAATACATCACTTTCAATCTTCATTTCTTCGTAATTGTTCATTTCTCTGCTCCTTCCTGCCTATTCGTTTAAACATTCTTAATGCTCACTTCCACTCTTGGGTTCTCGGAATAAAACTTCCGGCACTGCTGATCTACAATCTGCGTATCATCCCGGTATGCTACCTGGTTCAGTGAATCGGCTATAATTTTAACAACATTGTCCATATCCGGCTTCTTGGTCGGTCTGATCTCTCCAGCCAGCATAGCAGCCTTTTTCTTCTTACTTGCGGACTTTGGAATGGAATAATATGCTTTTATTCTCAAATCCAGCATTGCATCATCCTCGAATCGGAATCCATTGCATTGCTCCAGATATTCCATATGCACCAGCGTTTCATAGTTCGCTGTGTACTTCGGAGTAATTGCAGTACCGGTCTTTCTGCTGAATCTCGGTCTGCCTTTTCCCTTCGGTTCTCCCAGTATCGTAAACTTCACTTGCATGTCTGCCTCCTACTGACTCATTAAGTTTCCATCTTCAATCTTCGCCTGGATACAATACCAGCTACTCTTCTTTCCTTCCCTGGCAACTTTGATCTGACGGGTTGTGTACCCGTTCATTCCCAGGATTGAAATAAGTGTCCTTCTGTCTTCTTCTCTGTATGCCCGGATCGTGATCTCGGCTCCAAATTCGTCTTCTTCGCCCCCGACTAGGACAGATGGTTCTACTTCAAGGGCTTCCGCAATACCGAGTAATGAAGATAACGGAATATCAATCTTGCCAGCTTCATAGTTCAGAATCGTTGTCTCACTCTTTTCTATCTTGTCACCAAGCTCTTTTGCAGTAAGACCATTTCTAGCTCTCAGTTCTGCAATCTTCTGTGACACTTTCATCTTATCCATGCACTACTCCTCCAAAAAATCTTTCATTTCATCAAATCTCTGAGCAGCTTTCATCATCCGGAAAGACTTACCACCTACATACATTGGATAGCAGCACTCCAGGATCCGATCATATATCCTCTTCTTCCGGATGTCCTCACATTCCATCATGTCATTTAATTCCAGGTTGGAAGTGATAATCATCGGTTTATTGGCTCTTACTCTGCTGTCAATGATGTTATAAACTTTCTCCAGTGCATAATCCGTTTCTCTCTCTGTTCCCAGGTCATCAACGATAAGCAACGATGCACTGTTGAGAATAGTTATGTACTCAGCCTCTCTGTCATTCTCCCAGATGTCCTGAAGAATTTTCACGAACGATGTCATGATTACAGGCTTCGCATTGTCGAGAAGGTAATTCCCTATGCAAGCTGCCGTGAAGCTCTTCCCTGTCCCTACTGGTCCGTACAGTAACAGTCCCTGGTTCTTCTTGTACATGTTCTGGAATCTGTCGGCATATTTCTTCGCCATCTCAAACACTTTCTTGTTTTCTTCTCTGACTTCGTACTTATCAAACGTGACCTCACGGTACTTTTTATCCATCATGGACGCTTCTTTCAGCCGGTTGATCCTGCGCATCTGCTCCTCATATTCTTCTTGCCTTTTCTTCTCTTCCAGCTCTTTCGATTCGCACTTGCACACGCATCTGACCACATGGGTTTTATCCCCGAACTTAACCCGTAACTGCTTTCTGCTTCCGCACTTTCCACAGTACACAAGTCCGTCTTCCCCAATGTGATCTCCTTCAGCCAAACGCTCTGCTCCAGATTCAGATATTGGCAATACTCCTGTCAAATCCATCTATAGCCACCTCCTCATTATCGGAATGGATTGCTTTCGTTTGTTCTTTCCGGTTTCACTGTCTCTTCTTTCTTTTTCAGATAATCAACAAACGGCGTGGTTTCACTAAAAAATGTGCTTGCATGTTTGATGTATTTTTCATCTGTCCGATTCCTCTTGCATTCCGTTGCATATGTGGTAACAGCTGCAAGCAGTTCTTCTTCAGACCAGCCGTCATTGAGTCTTGCTTTGTACTTCTTGTAAGCATTTCCTTTATCTTTCTTCCTTGGGTACGCACTCCACAGTGTTTCAAACGCTGTAGTATACGGAGATTTCTTAACTGGCTTTTCTTCTGGAACCGTCTTCTCCAACTTTTGCTCTTTCTGTTCCTTCAGCTTGGTTGCGGCTTTCTCAGCAGCTCTCTTTCTTGCCACATACTCTCTCTGCCTCTTCGAGTGCTGTTTTTTCTCACTGACATATTTGTTGTAATAATATCTGTACTCTTCCCAATCATGGATAAACAACTCTTCTTCGTTGCAATCTATCCAACCATTATCCAAGAGTTTACTCACAACCTCTTCCGGATCCAGGCTCTCTGACAGGCACGGCTTGATTGCCAATGCAATATCCGCAATCTCAGCTCCGTCCATAAGCCCGTCCATGCTTGCATTGTCCATTCCCCAGAGCCACAGGTTTATCAGAATCCCTATTGCCTCATTCTGAGAACACCCTAAATCTTTTGCTAAGACTCTTAACTTTTTTCCTATCAATGTCTGCTCTACACTAATCCACGCCAAACCATACACCTCCTAAATCGAAGCAGTAAGGTCCATGATGCTTATCGGTCTCTTCAGAACTTTTGTCTGTCTGCACCATCCGCATGTATTGCATCTGTCCGGCTTCACTGTTCCTTCTTTTAACTGCTTTATGCGTTCGATGTTATGCTCAACGATCGAAAGTGCTTCTTTGAGGTAATGGTCATTCACATGGATCACTTCAATGTCAATATCTTCTTCCTTGGAAGCTCCGGCAATGAAGAATGGGAGTCTCTTGCCCGTATTCTGATACACAACTTCCTGGTAAACAGCTCCCTGTATATCGTAGCCCCAGTATCTGACAAAATCCAAATATCCGATATCTGGAACCCAATTCAACTTTGTGAGCGTTGCCATCACTTTCAGATCTACGATCGCTTTGTCCTCCAGGTAAGAGTCCATCTTAATCTTCCAAGGAACTCCAAACAGCTCCGCTGTCATGATTACCTGTTTCTGCCCGGACATATACTTCTGGAAAAGTTCATCACGTTCTGTCCTGGCAATGATATCTTCTGCTTTCTGGAATCCAGATAACAGCTTTCCATCTTTCCGGAATATATGAGGATTCTTTGTTCTAAATTCATTCAATGTGCCCTCATAATAGGAATCCACGTAACTTCCGATCATCATTGCATTTGACGGTTCCGTCTTATACTCACCTCTGATCTTAGCAAGTGCCATTTCCTCACAGCCCATTCTTCCATACGTCCCTACGAAATCTTTGAACTGAGATACGGAAAGATATTCTCTGTTAGCTTCATCGGAATAGTAGTTATCCGCTGTCAGCTGGAACTTTGTACTCATTTCATTCATCTTTTCTTACTTTCCTTCCTCGCTTGTTTCTTCCGTGGTTTCCTGCTCTTCCAGAGCTTCCTGGACATCTTCTGAGAAGACATCTATCGGTTCGTCAATGTCCTGTGCAGGTCCCGAAGGATTGTCCGTATACTCTGCATTACCATTTTCATCAAAAATTTTCTGATCGTCTTCCAGGGCTCTCTGCATCTCAACAGATAAGATTCCCCACTTGCTGAGCAGCAATTTAATCACCGTCTTCAGTGCCATTGCATCAAAGTCTGTTGTCCACTTACTGTTCTTCTTGTGGTAGTTCTTGTCATATCTGTATGCCTGTGAATATTTCGCAGCATGATTCTCTACATCCTCCACCGTCATGTACAACTCCTGCCGGTATCCGGTATTCAATTCAAACCATGCAAAATATCCCACAATCTTTTCTCTGTCCCCGCTCTTTCTATCTTTCAGATTGCTGAAATCTTTGGCGAACTCAATGTCTCCATACACGGGATTGTAAGAAACCAGCTCGTCCGCATACACTACTGCATAATTCATTCTTCTGTAATATCCGCTTCTGATCGCAAGCTGAATAAATCCTTTGTACATGATCTGGAACTGTGCCTGGTATCCTACGTCTTTCAGTTTGTATGGAACCAACGCACTGAATCCCAGGTTACTGTCGATCGGCAAATCATAGCTCGCCGCTACCAATGCTGAACTCATGATAGAATTCGCACTGCACTGTTTCAGCTGGTTATTCTGACTTACCACATTGATAATAGATGTCATGAACTGCGGTGCTTTCTTTCCCAGGACTTCATTGAACCGGTTCTTTACGTTATCGGTTGCAAGAATCCCCTTCAACTCTTTCATCACTGATACTTCTGTTCCTGCCATATTACCAATCACTCCTTTCTGCTGTGGATAATTCTTCTCCACACAGCTCTATAATTTCTGTTGTTGTCATATCTGATAAGCATGTTGTGCAAACAGGTCCGTTCACACCTTCCAAATACTTATCTCCTTCATAGATCCCTTCGTTACATTCAGAACATAAACATACCGGCTTTGGTTCTGGAGCATTTGGGCATCTGCTATCACATGGATTCTGTAAACATACACTGCACATCTTCTACCTCCATCATGCTTAGTAAACTGATCGCATTCAATGTCTTCCGGAATAGATACTCTCTCAGAACATCCGGGAATAGCATCTCGAAATATCCTTCGTCCTTTCCTGCGACCTTAATCTTTCTCAAACAGTGTTGCTCTGCCTGTCTTACTTCTTCATCGCTGATATCAAAACCTCCGGCTCTGAGTTCTTTCACTGTCTGATCTACTACTTCTTTGCATATTTCCATTTTTCTTCTCCGAAAACATCTGCAAGCGCAATTCTGACCATAATCATTGCTGGCAGGATCAGATACTCTCCTCCAATCTCTACCGCTTCTCTGGCATTGCACATCTGCACAATCACGAAGCACTGTATGATTATTCCGATTGATACATAACTAAGCCAACTTAGCACTTTGTTTTTCATATATCCCACTTCCTTTTACCGGTGATACAAAGATTCCGATGTCTATCGGTTCCTGCTGGTCAATAGCCTGGACCATTTCTTCCAGTGTATTGAGTCCATACTGCTTCATTCGCTTTTCAATTCTTTCTGGTAATTCCACAGCTACACTCCCTCTCCTGGACTAACTTCAATTCCCATACTGTCTTTACCATTTCATCCAATTCCTGGCATATCTCGTTGAGTTCTTTTTCTTCCTCTTCACTGACTTTCCCGTCTTCTGCAATTCCGATGAGCTTATCTTTCAAGCCTTCGATCCGGCTTTCCTTGAACTGCTTAATAATCCGGATCACTATATTATCAATGCTTCCGGCTTCAACAGCTACTGGCATACACCTTCCGATCAAGCACTCATTCTTGCAATACATTGTCTTCAGTTGTGGAGCACGATACAGGTCAGCCATCACGATGATAATGTCTACCGGAGGTACCGTGACTCCCAGCTCATAGTTGCTCAGCGTATTAACTGAAACACCGAGCATCTCAGCAGCTCTTTCCATGCTGCCTAGAGCATCATTGTAGATTGCAGCCTGCTTTCTACATTCACGATATGGGGTTTCACCCAGTTTCCTACAATTGCTATCCATTGTTTCTTTCCTCCTTATGGCTTAAAATAAGCTCATAACCTATAAGGTACAGCCACAATCATACGGAACATTCAAGTAATCGCTGATAAGTTTTACAGTATTTGCTGAATACGACCGTCCATTAACGACTGCGGAAACATGTCCTCTGGATAAACCGATGACTTCTGCAAGTTCCGTGGTTGTCATGTCGAGGTCGATGAGCTTCTTTTTAACTTTTTTGCACCAAGGCGATAACTTACGGCTCATGTCTTCCTCCTTCCTCAGAAATTTGCTTTACATCACTGATAATCTGCTGTAAAATAAACAAAAGTGTACTGACAAACACTGACTGGAGATACTGGCATATCTCCTTGATTTTTTACCGTTTTGATTACAAAGCGTGATGTAAATTGCAATGATTTGTATGTTGTTTTGTGTTGTACAAACCAATCATAATCAACAATAGCTTACTTGTCAAGCAAAATAGTAATCATTTGCATACTTTTGGAGGTATTTTTTTATGACTATCGGAGAACGTGTATTCTTTTTGCTCGACAAATACGGGCTTCAACAGAAGGAATTGGCGGATGCCATCAATGTTTCCAAAGCAACCGTGAACGGCTGGAAAATCCGCAAGGGCAGTCCTTCAGCAGATCTGA